GGCGGAGTTCGCAGCCATGATCGGCGTGAGCGAGGCCCGGGTGAGTCAGCTTGTGTCTGAGGGGGTGATCGTGCGCGGCGACTCGGCGCAGGAATGGCTGGTGGCCTACTGCGAGCGGTTGCGCGATCAGGCAGCCGGGCGCTTGGGTGATGGGGCGGGCGGGCTCGACCTGGTGCAAGAACGCGCCGCCCTGGCGCGTGAACAGCGCGAAGGCCAGGCCATCAAAAACGCGGTGGCCCGCAGGGAATACGCCCCGGTCGGCTTGCTGGCCGATGTGCTGGGCCAGGCCGCCAGTGCCGTGGTGGGGCGGTTCGACCAGCTCGAAGGCACGCTGCGCAAGGCCTGCCCGGATCTGCCCGACGAAGCGAAGACCGCTGTGCTGCAGGTGATTGCCTCCGCGCGCAATGAGTGGATCCGCTCCACCGCAAAGTTGGTGTCCGACAGCGTGGACGCCATGCTCGATGCAGACGAACAGGGCGAAGAAGAGCCCTACAGCGAGGGCCTGCCCGCATGACCACCATGCCCCCGGCCATCCACCCCGAGACGGCGGCCGCCATCAAGGCTGCGGTTCGCATCGGGTTGGAGAGCCTGCGGGCAGAGGTGCCGCAGCGCCTGGGGGACTGGGCGCCGGACAACTTCATCCTTGCGGGGGAGAGCAGCCACCAAAAGGGCGCGTGGGTAGCCTGGTGCTTTCAGGTCGGCATTCTCGATTTCATGAGCGATGACCGAATCGAAGAGTTGGACGTGATGAAAGCCAAGCGGGTGGGGTACACCAAGATGGTCACCTGCAAGATCACCTACAACATCGCGCACCGCCGCCGCAAACAGGCGCTGTACCAGCCCACGGACGACGACCGCGACAGCTACGTCAAGAGCGAGATTGACCCGCTGCTCGACCCCGTCAACGGAGTGCAGGCCATCAACAAGGCCCGCAAGCTGGGCAACCGCCACGAAGAGACCATCAAATACAAGGCTTTCCGGGATAGCGCCCTGCACCTGCTGGGGGGCAAGGCGGCGCGCGCATACCGCCGCATCACGGTGGACGAGGTGATCCTCGACGAGATCAGCAAGTTCGATCGCAGCATCGAGAAGTCGGGCCCGCCCCGAGGCCTAGCCCGTGGCCGCCTGGAGGGCGCGCCATACCCCAAGCTGATCTGTGGGTCCACGCCGCTGCTCAAAGGACTGTGCCACATTGAAGACGCGGTCAACGAAGCCGAAGGCCTGGTGCGCTTCCACATCGACTGCATCCACTGCGGGCTTGAACACCCGCTGATGTGGGGCGGCAAGAAGGTGGCGCACGGGTTCAAGTGGACTCGTGGCCAGCCCGGCACCGTGCACCACGTCTGCCCCCACTGCCGCAAGTCCATCACCCAGGCCGACTACATGCCCGGCGGCTTGCCAGTGGGCGGCGCCTGGGTGTGCGAGCGCACCGGCAAACGCTACGGCCGCGACCGCATCTGGCGCGACAACATGGGCATGCCCTGCAACCCGCCGCGCACCCTGGGCGTGCACGTGTGGACGGCCTACAGCCCGCAGCGCGCATGGACCGACATCGTTGATGAATTCGAGAAGGCACTGAAAGCCCTGGAGGCAGGCGACACCGGCCCCATGCAGCTGTTCGTCAACGAAACCCTGGGTGAAACCTGGGAGCTGGCAGGCGAGCGCACCGACGAACACGCCCTGCAGGCCCGGGCCGAACCCTACAAGCTCTGCACCGTGCCAAAGGGCGGGCTGTACCTCACCGCCGGCGTGGACGTGCAGCGCAACCGCTGGGAAATTACCGTGTACGCCTGGGGCAGGGGCATGGAGTCCTGGGTGGTGGACGTCGTCATGATCGAAGGCAACCCCGCCGTGGATGAAGAATGGGATGCCGTCACCCAGCAGCTGCAGCGCCGCTACACGCAAGACTGGCACGGCGGCAGCCTGGGCATCAGCGCCACCGACATCGACAGCTCCGACCAGACCCAGGCCGTTTACAACTGGGTGGCCAAGGCCCAGCACCTGCTGCCCAACCTCCGTGCCATCAAGGGCGACGGCGCAGACGGCCTGCCCATCGTTGGCCCCAGCAGCCTGCAAGAAATCAACTGGCGCGGCCGCAAGGTGGCGCGCGGCATCAAGCTGTGGCGCGTGGGCGTGGATGCCGCCAAAGACCTGTTGCTGGGGCAGCTCTCCATTGAAAACCCCGGCCCCGGCTACGTGCATTTCAGCGACGAACTGCCCCGCGAGTTCTACGAACAGCTCACCGCAGAGCAGCGCGTGCTGGCCAAGATCAACGGCCGCGACGCCTACCGCTGGATCAAGCGCCGCCCCCGCAACGAGCAGCTGGACAACCGCAACTACGCCACGCACGCCGCCATGGGGCAGGGCATGCATAAGTGGACGGATGCGCAATGGGCGCGGCTGGAGGCTGCAGTGCAGCCGCCGGTGGACCTGTTCAGCCAGCCCGCGCAAATTGAAGTGAAAACCGCCGCTGGCGCACATCCATCAAGCGCTAACAGCTATCAAAACAATAGCGAAAGAGCAACAACCAATGACCCAATCCGCCATACCCCTCGACCAGCCACCGCTGCAGCCACTCGATCAGACGATGCCTGGAGCTTCGACCGCCGTGCCTGACGCGATGGGCGAAGACAGCGCCACGCTGCGGCACGACGTGCATTGCATCTTGCTGGAGTGCCACCGTGACCGGGGGCTGACCGCGCTGGCTGCCAACGTGCCCCCTGAAGCGCTGGGCGCGCTGGCCGATGCTGTGGCTCTGCGCCTGGCACCACGCATCGGCGGGCGATACGTGCCCAAGCGGGATGACCGGGCAGCGCGGGATGCGCGGGTGTGGGCTGCGTTCAATGGGCGTAACCACAAAGACGTGATGCGCGAGTTCGGCATTTCACGCCGTCTGATGTACAGCATCCTGGCCCGGCGGCGCCGTGGTGGTCTGGAAGCCAGCGCACCTCCTTGCACATCTGTGGACGAATAGTGCAGGATTTTTGAGATTTTGCACTGCCACTTGGGCAACCTCGCCCAATGGCTTTCACATCCCAAGACCTCGCGGCAATCGAAGCCGCCATTGCCAGCGGTGAGCTGACGATTCGCGCCGCCGACGGCAAGACCGTCACCTTGCGCACGATGGACGAACTGCTCAAGGCGCGCGATGTGATCAAGGGCAGCATGCCCAGCGCCACAGGCGCGCCGCGCGCGTTCCCGCGCTACCAGCTAGCCGACTTCTCCGACTGAGGCGCGCACCATGGCCGCAAAGCACCCTCAAAAAACGCTCGCTGACCGCGTGGTGGCGTGGTTCTCCCCAGGCGCAGGGGTGCGCCGCTACCAGGCCCGCGCCGTGCTGGCCTACTTTGAGGCCGCCCGGCCTGACCGATTGCGCAAGGGGCGCCGCGCCACAGGCAGTGCCAACGACGACGTGCTGCGCGCTGGCAGCACCCTGCGAGAGATTGCGCGCCACCTGGAGCAGAACTATGACCTGGCCCTGGGCGTGCTCAACACCCTGGTGGCGAACATCGTGGGCCCCAACGGCATCGGCATCGAGCCGCAGCCCCGCAACGCCGACGGCAGCATCAACGACGAACTGGCCCGCCAGATTCTTGCCCTGTACAAAGACTGGCAAACCTGCCCCGAGGTAACCCGGCAGCACGACTGGCCCAGCGCCCAGCGCCTGCTGTGCCGCAGCTGGATGCGTGATGGCGAAGTGTTTGTGCAGATGGTGGCGGGCATCCTCGCATCGCTCGACCACGGCACCAAGGTCCCCTTCAGCCTGGAAATGCTGGAGGCCGACTTTGTCCCCCTGCAGATGCAGGCCACGGGCCCGGCCACTGTGTCGCAGGGCATCGAGACCAACGCATGGGGCGCGCCCACGGGCTACCACGTGCTGCGCGAGAACCCGCTGGAAGGCAACGCCACCACGCTCAATGGCCGCACCAAGCGCGTGCCCGCAGACCGCATGCTGCACATCAAGAACGTGCACCGCATCCGCCAGCTGCGCGGCGTCAGTGTGTTTGCCAGCGTGCTCAACCGCTTTGACGATCTGAAGGATTACGAAGAAAGCGAGCGCATCGCTGCAAAGATCGCCGCCAGCATGGCTGCCTACATCAAAAAGGGGGCGCCGGAGGATTACGCGCCGAACGAAGATGGCACGCCGCGCCAGATGAAGTTCCGGCCAGGCATGGTGTTTGATGACCTGCGTCCCGGTGAAGAGATTGGGATGATTGACACCAATCGTCCCAACCCGAACCTGGAGACGTACCGCAGCGGCCAGATTAAAGCGATATCTGCTGGAGCTGGGCCAACGGCATCAAGCATATCTCGCACCTACGACGGCACCTACAGTGCCCAGCGGCAAGAGCTGGTTGAGGGCTATGTGGGTTATTCCATTCTTTCCAGCGAATTCATCAGCCGCATAGTCCGGCCGATCTATGAGCGCTTCATAGCCACCGCCGTTGCGAGTGGTGCGCTGCGCGTTCCTGCTGGAGTGTTGGCCGACACCGTGGATGACGCCGCGTACATGCCCCCGGCCATGCCGTGGATTGACCCACGCAAAGAGGCTGAAGCCTGGGCACTGCTCGAAGACCGCGCCTATGCCAGCGGCCCCGAGATCGTGCGCAAGCGCGGCGGCAACCCCATTGAAACGCTGGAGCAGCAAGCCCGCTGGATGCGCGAGAAGGAAAAGAACGGCATCCCCCACAACGCCGACAAAGCGCCAGTCCAGCCGCTGCGTGTTGAAAGCGAGTAGGGCGGCAAAAGTAGTGCAGGAATTTTGAGATTTTGCACTCTTGAATCGGCACAGTCGCCCCATCAAAAGCTGATCAAACAGCCCACCAACCAACAGGCACAGCAATGGCAAAGTGGTACGAAATCAAAGCCCTCGCGCCCAAGGGTGCAGGCACTGAAGACGAAGTTGCCGAGATCTACATCTACGGCAACATCGGCGACCGCTGGAACGAAGATGGCGTGATCGCCAGCGAGCTGGTCCGCGACATTGCTGCCATCCAGGCGGGCACCATCAACCTGCGCATCAACAGCTACGGCGGCAGCGTGCCAGACGGCCTGGCCATCTACAACGCCCTGCGCCGCCACAGCGCCACCGTGAATGTGTTTGTGGATGGCGTGGCCATCAGCTGCGCCAGCTACATCGCCATGGCGGGCGACACCATCACCATGGCGAAGAACGCCCAGATGATGATCCACGCCCCCTGGTCCTACGCAGGGGGCAACGCGGTCGAACTGCGCGAGCAAGCCGATGTACTCGACCGCTACGCCAAGGCCATGGCCAGCGCCTACGCCGACAAAAGCGGCAAGACCTACGAAGACGCCCTGGCCATCCTGACCGACGGCAAAGACCACTGGTTCCTGGCTGATGAGGCTGTGACCGAAGGCTTCGCCGATGCCGTGGGCGATGAAGTGGCTGTGGCTGCATCCCTGGCCAGCAGCTTCAACCTGACCCGATTCCAGCCTTCTGCGCCAGCCGCATCGGGCGCCCCCCGTTCCCCCAACCCGGCGGCTGCCGCCGCCAAACCACAGGAGCATTCCATGCCCGAAGAAAAGAAGCCGGCGGCTGACTCTGCCGCATTTGCCCGCACCAAGGACGACAACGCCCAGGTGCTCAACATGTTCAAGCCCTTTGCGGCCCGCCAGGACATCGCTGCTTTGCAGACCGAAGTCCTGGCAGACCCGGCTCTGACCATCGAACAGATCCAGGCGCGCCTGTTGACGGCGGTGGGCAAGGATGCCGAGCCTGCCAACCCGCAGGGCGCGTTCCCCAAGGTTGAAAAGACCGAAGACGAAGCCGACAAGCGCATTGCCGCTGCGTCCGATGCACTGCTGGTGCGTTCGGGTGTCTCGGTGGATGCGAAGGTGCGCGCCTCCATGGGCTCCAACCCATTCCGTGGCCACAAGCTGCTGGACCTGGCCCGCGCATCGGCGCAGCGCGCAGGCATCAAGACCGACAGCATGACCCAGATGGAGGTGGTGGCCGCTGCCTTCACCCAGGGTACAAGCGACTTCCCCGTGCTGCTCGAAAACACCATGCACAAGGCGCTGCAGGCCAGTTACGCGCTGGCCGCCCTGACGTGGAACCGCTTCTGCGCCACGGGCAGCGTCAGCGACTTCCGGGCGCACAACCGCTACCGCCTGGGCTCTTTTGGCTCGCTCGATGCAGTGAATGAGCTGGGCGAGTTCATCAACAAGACCATACCCGATGGTGAAAAGGGCTCCATCCAGGCTGGCACCAAGGGCAACATCATCAACCTCAGCCGCACGGCCATCGTCAATGATGACCTGGGCGCGTTCGTGGGCCTGGCTGGCATGCTGGGCCGCGCGGCGGCCCGCACCGTGGAGGCTGATGTGTACGCTCTGCTGGCCCTGAACAGCGGCGCAGGCCCCACCATGGGTGATGGCAAGGCCCTGTTCCATGCGGACCACGGCAACATCACCACCAGCGCCGCCATCACCATGGCTGCCCTGGATCTGGACCGCGTTGCCATGGCCTCGCAAATGGACGTTTCGGGCAATGACTATCTGGACCTGCGCCCCGCAGTTCTGCTGGTGCCCATCGGCCTGGGTGGCGCGGCCCGCAGCATCAACGAAGCGCAGTACGACCCCGACACCGCCAACAAGCTGCAAAAGCCCAACATCGTCAACGGCCTGTTCCGCGACATCGTGGACACCCCACGCCTGAGCGGCAACCGCCGCTACCTGTTCGCTGACGCGAGCGAGGCCCCGGTGATCGAAGTGGCGTTCCTTGACGGCGTGCAAGACCCCTACATCGAGCTGCAAAACGGCTTCGACGTGGACGGCGCTCGCTACAAGGTGCGCCTCGACTACGGCGTGGGCGCTGTGGACTATCGCGGCGCTGTCACCAACGCGGGCGGCTGATGCCGCCAGGGGCTGCACACCCTGTGTGGCCCCTGCTACCAATCCCGTAAATCTCCCCTGATCGCATCGCAACCTTCAAGAAAGCAGGATCACCATGAAAAATGCTTACAAACTTCTCGCCCTCGCGGCCGTTGGCCTGTGCGCCATGGCGGCAAACGCCTTCGGTGTGGATCTGGTAGGGGCCATCCCTGCCGATGTCGCCGTGGGTCTGGCTGGTGCTGGCGCGGCACTGACCACCACTTACAAGCAGGCGGGCGACGTCATTCAATACGCCCCAGCGGCTGACGTGTCGGCTGGTAGTGTTGTCAAGATGGGCAACACATTGGGTGTTGCCCTGGTTGACCTTGTGACTGGCGTGCCTGGCAGCGTGGCTGTGGGCGGTGTGCATGTGCTGCCAAAGGTCAGTGCGGCCGTGATCAAGGCGGGCGAATCGCTCACCTGGGACGTGTCGGCAAATTCCGGCGCCGGGGCTTTTGACGACAACGCTGCAACGCCTGCAAGCGGTGATGTGACCGGCGCTGCTGCGATGGCTTTTGAGGATGCTGGCAACGGCGTCACCTCCCTGGCCGTCAAGCTCACCGGCGTGCCCGGCACCGTCACGGCGTAACCCGGCCCGGCCCATCATGTCTCTCGCCCCCTTCGCCGCCCTCGAAACCCGCGTGAACCGCGCGGTCGAGGCGCGCCTTGCCAACGCCACCGCCACCTACCAAGGCGGCGAGCCCTTCGGTGTGCTGCTGGACAAAGTTGCCACCGAAGACTTTGGTGGCAGTGGGCGGGTGGATTCGCCGGAGATCACCGTGTCGTTCAACCTTGCGGTCCATGCCCCTGGCCTGGCGGAGGGTGGCGAGCTGGTGATTGATGGCGTGCCGCACACCGTGGGTGCTGGGGTGCAGGGCGATGCGAGCGGGTGGGTGTCTGGCCTGTCGGTGTTCCCCAAGGCTTGAGGTTGCTGCCATGTTTCTGCTGCCCATCGTCATCAAAGCGCACCTCGATGGTGTGCCGCACTTCGAGACCTGGGATGTGCGTCACAACATGGAGGCCGTCAGCCGCCAGCTGTTTCCGGCGGTGGATCTGCGCATCGTGCAGGCCACCGTGCCATCGGCTGGTAGCGCCCCGGCGGGCAAGTTCCGCGTGGTGCCAGCGCTCTCTGTGCAGCTGGTGGTCAAGCGGTCTGACGGAGCGGCGGGCGAAGAGCTGCACAAGGCCTTTGTGGCCATCTGCCGGGCGCTGCATGGCTACACCGTCAACGACCCGCAGGCGGGCAGCTGGAAGCCGCTCAGCCTGGAAGGGGTGCGCGAGGTGCCGGAGGCCTCTGGCGAGCTGGTGGGCTTCGAGCTGCTTTTCACCCTGTCTGGATATTTTGAGGGTTCGGGCTGCGGCTGCTGACCCTGGTGCAATCACGCAAACAAGGAATCACATCATGGACAAGCAAACCACAAAGAAGGTCGAGCTGCTCAAGCAGCACGAACACAAGGGCCGCAAGTATCCCGCTGGCTCCGAGCTCACCCTGCCAGAAGGCAAGGCCGACTGGCTCGTCGGCATCAAGGCGGCGAAAGAGGTGGGGGCGGTGTCTGCCGATGCAGGCAGCCAAACCGACACCGGCGGCCCTGGCGCCTGAACCCCGCCAGCCCATCCCAAAAACTCAGTAGGAGCAAGCAATGGAAAAAATGATCTGGAGCGGCCAGGGCCCTGTGGAAGTTGGCGTTTATGACCGCGTGAACGGCCGTGCCGCCATGGCCTACCTCACCAAGCTGCGCGAGGTGGGTTGCAGCACCCGCACGCTCACCACCAGCCTTTCGCAGGAAAAGAAGGCCATCAAGGAGACGTGCAGCGGCAGCCGCCTCACGCTGGCCAACCTGCCTGGCGCAAAGTCCATGACGGTATCGCTGGAGCTGGTGGAATTCAACGGCCCCATGTTCGCGGCGGCCCTGTTCTCGCAGCTTGCTGAAAACGACGCAGGGACCGTGACGGCGGAGCCGCTGGCCACCATGGAAGTGGGCGACACCTTCTTCCTCAAGCACCCCAACGCCAGCAGCATCGTGCTGGAAGACAGCACCGGCAGCCCTGTCACCCTGGTGGAGGGCACGCACTACGAAATCCTGAGCGCTGCCCACGGCACCGCCCGGCTGTTGTCGGTTGCCGGTGCTGTCT